GCGTCACCCGCGAGCGGGCCGGCGGCTATGCGCTGATCACCATCCCGCTGGGCGTTCGCCAGGAGTTCTACCGCGACGCGGCAATGCTCGGCATCACGGTGCGCTTCATCCGCCGCTTCGACGAGGTCGACGATCCTACGGTCATCTACCTGACCAACTACGAGACGGTTCGCGACGGCAAGCTCGACCCTCGGCTGTTCAGCGTCGCCAGCCTGGACGAAGCGAGCTGCCTGCGCGGCTTCGGCGGGTCGAAGACCTTTCGTGAGTTCATGGCGCTGTTCGCCGGCGACGATCGCGCCAACGGCATCCGCAGCGAGGGCGTCCGGTACCGGTACGTGGCCACGGCCACCCCGAGCCCGAACGAATACATCGAACTGCTCACCTACTCGGCCTTCCTGGGCGTGATGGATGTTGGCCAAGCCAAGACGCGCTTCTTCAAGCGCAACAGCGAGAAGGCCGACCAACTCACCATTCACGCCCACAAGGAAGGCGAGTTCTGGATGTGGGTCGCCTCCTGGGCGATCTTCGTCCAGCGGCCGAGCGACCTGGGTTTCAGCGATGAAGGCTACGCCCTGCCGGAGCTGGATATCCGCTGGCATGAGGTGCCGTCCGATCACTCGCAGGCCGGCCACGAACGCAACGGCCAGGGTCGCCTGCTACGCAACACTGCCATCGGCGTGCAAGACGCCGCGGCCGAGAAGCGCGAGAGCCTGTCGGCACGCATTGCCAAGATGATGGAAATCCGCGCGGAGGATCCGGGCGCTCACCGAATCATCTGGCACGACCTCGAGGCCGAGCGTCACGCGATCGAGGCCGCCATTCCGTCCGCCGTCAGCGTGTACGGCAGCCAGGACCTCGACGAGCGCGAGAGCGCCATTGTGCGGTTCAGCGATGGCGAGTTCCAGGAGCTGGCCGCCAAGCCCGTCATCGCCGGGTCCGGCTGCAACTTCCAGCGCCATTGCTCCTGGGCCATCTACCTGGGCATCGGCTTCAAGTTCAACGATTTCATCCAGTCCATCCACCGTCTGCACCGCTTCCTGCAGCCCGGCCGCGTGCGCGTCGACCTCATCTACACCGAGGCCGAGCGCGACATCCGCCGCCAGCTGGAACGCAAGTGGCAGCAGCACAACACCATGGTTCAGCGCATGACCGAGATCATCAAGCAGTACGGCCTGTCCGGTGGCTCAACAGCTCACCCGCGCCATGGGCGTCGAGCGTGTCGAGATCAAGGGCAAGGATTACACCATCGTCAACAACGACACCGTGCTCGAAACCCGCAGCATGGAAAGCAACAGCGTGGCGCTGATCATCACCAGCATCCCGTTCAGTACCCAGTACGAGTATTCGCCGAACTACGCCGATTTCGGCCACACCGACGATAACGCGCACTTCTTCCAGCAGCTGGACTACCTGATCCCCGAGCTGCTGCGCGTGACCATCCCCGGCCGCCTGGCCTGCATCCACGTCAAGGATCGCATCGTGCCCGGCGGCATGACCGGTCTCGGCTTCCAGACCGTGTACCCCTTCCACATGGCAGTGACCGAGGCCTTCATCAAACACGGCTGGGGCTACATGGGCATGAAGACCATCGTCACCGACGTGGTGCGGGAGAACGCCCAGACCTATCGCCTCAGCTGGACCGAGCAGTGCAAGGACGGCACCAAGATGGGTGTCGGCATGCCCGAGTACCTGCTGATCTTCCGCAAGCCGCCGACCGATAACAGCAACGCCTACGGCGACGTGCCGGTGGTCAAGGCCAAGCCCCTGTGCATCGACGAAGCCGGCAACATCGTCCCCTTCGCCATGGACAAGAAGCTGACCGTCACCCGCGACAATGGCTACAGCCGCGCGCGCTGGCAGCTGGATGCCCACGGCTTCACCCGCAGCAACGGCAACCGCCCGCTGACCGAAGACGACTTCGAGGGCATCCCGCACGACGTCATGTTCAAGCTGTATCGCGATTACAGCCTGTCCACCGTCTACGACTTCGAGCACCACGTCACCATCGGCGAATCCCTGGAAGTCACCGGCAAGCTGCCCACCGGCTTCATGCTGCTGCCGCCGCAGTCCTGGCATCCAGACGTCTGGACCGACGTAGCGCGCATGCGCACCCTCAACGCCCAGCAGTACAGCAAGGGCCAGGAAATGCACCTGTGCCCGCTGCAGTTCGACATTGTCGATCGCGCCATCGTCCAGTACTCGATGGAGGGCGAACTGGTCTTCGATCCCTTCGGCGGGATCATGACCACCCCCTACTGCGCACTGAAGCTCAAGCGCAAGGCCCGCGCCCACGAACTGAACCCGCGCTACTTTCTGGACGGTGCCGGCTACTGCAAGTCGGTCGAGGAAGAGATGGCCATGCCCGATCTCTTCTCGCTGCTCGAGGCCGAGCAGCAGGAAGGTGTGGCGTGACAGCACAGATCGATATCTTCGCCGCCGGCGCCCAGCGCCTGCAGATGACCGAGAGCATCGAGCTCACCATCCAGTCGCTGCAGGCCTACGGGGCCGATCACGAGCACTGGGGCATTGCCTGGTCGGGCGGCAAGGACAGCAGCGCCACCCTGACGCTGATCATCTGGCTGATCGACACCGGCAAGGTAAAGGCACCGAAGACCTTGACGGTGTTCTACGCCGACACCCGTTTGGAGCTGACGCCGCTGGCGATCGCGGCACGGCAGATCATGGATGAACTGGAGGAGCGTG